CCCGCCGGGTCGGTAATAGTTATGGGCCAGCCGAAACCGGTCGCGCCGTCTTCCAGGATAGCGCCGAGGTCCTTCTCTGCCTGTTCGCGGAGACCCATAGGTTTACGCCTTTACTACGTGGCCGGACTTAACGAAAGCGTCGAGCGCGTCCTTACCGCCCGCCAGGTCGTCGGCCTTGATTTCGTCGCCAGGCGCCAGGATACCGCGGCGGCTGGTGATAGACTTGCCCGAAGCCACGGAGAACGGCGGGCGCTTCTCGGCGGGCGCTTCCGCTTCCGGCGCGTCGTCTGCCTGGGTATCGAGTTCGGCGTCGCGGGCCTTCGCTTTAAGGTCCGATACGAGGTCGCCCAACTGTTCGTTATTGAGGCCGTCGGTAGTAATCTCGACGTCCAGCTCGGCCGCGAGTTTCTCGGCCTGTTCCTTGTACTGTTTGTTACTCGGCATAATTCCGCCCTCTTTCCAGTTACGAAGCCCGGGGGCCGTTAAGCCCCCGCGCTAGCCCTATCGCTTAACCCGTAGGTTATGCGTTCGTTTCCAGGCAGCCGAACGTATCGATAGCCGTCGGGATCATCAAAGGACGAGCCCCGACGCCGCCGAACAACTGCTCGCCGTCCTGGCTGGTCCATGCGTTCGTAAACAGGTCCATACCGCCAGCCGCGTTACTCAAACGGCCCGGAAGCTCGGGGAGCAACTGGTTAGCAGTGGTGCCCATAAGCGCCCCGATATTCGGGATAGCGCCGAACGTGGCATCGAGACGACCGGAGCTGGCGCGAACCACGACTTTACTCGGGTCCAGGTACGGGGTAGATACGCCGGTCTGCGGATCCTTGTAGCGGCCGCCGTAGGTCCAGACGTCGTACCGGTAGTTACCGATTTCGACGGTACCGCGATAGCTGCCGCCGTTACCGCGCATCTGCATAGGCGCAATAGTGCCCAGGTCGAAGCGACGGGTATCGAAGCGCTTTTGTACGTCCGAGTTCTTGATAAAGGCCTCGAACGCATCCACGCCCATAAGCAACTGGTCCGGGTCTGCCAGGCCGTCGCCGCGGATAACTTCCGCCAGGGCGTTAATATCGCCGACTGGGTCGTCGCCCGCTGTACCCCAGGCAGTGCCCGCGGTCGGGAAGTGCGTCGCCTTCGGTTTGTAGTCCAGGGTGTAGAGCGCCGCGCCGTTAATATCGGTCAGCGTTACTACGCCGGTCTGTAGAACCTGCGAGGCCTGGACCTCGATAGAACGCCGGATCTTACGTTCGATTTTCGTCATGCCGTTAAACATGCGGAGAATCACGTTAGCCCGGAAATCCGGAGACTCGAACGGGTTTTGCCCAGGCATACGCTTGAGCAAATCAAACGAGTTAATCGGAATCGCCTCTTTATGAATGGGCGGTTTAAAGCCCTTATTCGTATAGAGGTCTTCGGAGTTCATCCGGTAGCCGGTAGACAGATCCTCGATAACGATAGAGATATCCTCGTCGCTACGTACGATATCAATCTCTACCTCTTCCGAGGTATGGAAGTTCTCGGGCGGGCTCTGGAACAGGCCCGAGAGGAACAGCATAGGCTGGGCCATTTGCTGATACGCGCGAATCATGCGCTTGGTAGTTGCTCCGCTCATGGTAAGCGCTCCTTACTGGTTATCGAGAATGCCCAGCTCTTGTACGTCGATAGGCGTAAGCCCATAGTCGCGGAGCTGGTCAATTACGGCGGCGTCGATATTGCTATCGTCCCCGTCGGCGTCAATTACGAGGCGCTCTTTACGGTAAGAGCCCGCCACGCCCGCGCGGACCGGAACGTCGCCCGCGCCGGTAGCTACTACGTCGTAGGTAACTACGGCTTTCGGGATGCCGTTCTCGTTCGTGGTCCCGCCCTTTACGAACGGTACGAGGGCGCCCGAGACGGAGTCGCGCGCAAGGATAGTGCCCTCGGCTACGGTACCGGCGCCGGCGAAGGTAAGCGAATCGTCGCGGAACTGTGCGTCCTGGAGGATTACGTTACCAATGTCTACGTTTGTTACTGTCATGCTCATGGCTTACGCCTCCGCGCTTACGCCGAGCCGGGCTTCTACCAGGCTGGCTACGTTGTCGGCGGCGTCTTCGCCGTCGTCGCTTGCGGTAGCCTGGTCGGCTGCGCTTGCGGCGGCGTCGTCGCCCTGGCGGGTGGCTACGTCGCTACGGTTCATACCCGACGTAAGGTACGTCGCTTGAAGTGTAGCGGTCATAGCTGAACCGTCCTTAATCGCCGCGCTAGCGGTCTCCATGGCGCCCGACTTCTCGCCCATAATCAGGTGGGCGCTAACGCGGTCCCGCTCCTGAGTTACGCCCTCAGCTACCGCCGCCGCGTAAACGTCGGGATGCTGGGCCATCAAAGTTTTAAGGTCCATATTTACGGCCTCCGGTTTATCCCCGCCGCTGCGGGCGGTCGTTGAATTGGTATTGTCTACGACTCTTAGCGGGGTTTCCGCTATCGCGTCGATCATACCACGCTTTAGCGCCTCGCCGGCAAGTAGTGTCGCACCTTGCCCGAACTCGGCGTTAACTTTTGCCACGGTTACCCCGCGCCCTTCGGCGATAGAGTCCGCGAAAATCTCGTGTAGCGCGTCCAGCTCTTCGACGACCATTGCCTTACCTTCCTCGGTCCGGACGTCCGGGCGCTTCTTCGGCGCGGCCGTGCTGGTAAGGTCGATATCCTCGTCGAATACCGTAAAGGACACGGCGACGCCAATACTACCGACGCGGGACGCGCGGTTCCGCGCCTCGATACGGTCGGCCTGGCATACAATGGCGTAGGCGGCCGAGGCGGCCAGGCCGTGTACTACGGCGGTAACGGGCTTCTTCGCCGCTTGGACCGCCGCCAGGACGTCGAACAGGCCGTCGAAGTGGCCGCCCGGGCTGTCGACCGCCAGCGTAATAGCGGCGACGCTGTCGTCCTGCTCCGCCAGCCGGATAGCCGAAACAATTTCGGGGTAAGTCGCGTTTCCGCCGCCGAACAGCATAGCCATAAAGCTAGGGGTCGGCGTGAGTACGCCTTTAATCATAATCTCGGCCTGGTCGCCGGCAATGGTAAGGATACGCGAATCCCGTTCGCCGTCCTCGTCGCCATAGCGCGCGACGAATTTCGCTTGCTGTTCTGCCGAGGGCGTAAAGCCGGCTTTCTGGGCCCGCTCGATAGCCTGTCGGACGCTTGCTTCTAGTAGCCACATGGTTTTAGGTCTCCGCGTTGTTCGGTCATGTTACCGGCCTCCTTCTTCCGCCAGCGCGACAAGTGTATCCGTAGCGTCTCCCAGGGCGGTAAGGGCCTCGTCGGCCGGCTGTTCGCCGAACTCTTTTTTAAATTCGGCCAGGGGTCGGGCGGCCTCGACTTTAAGCTCGTTCTCGCGCTTAAGCCGCTTAATGTTCTTCGAAAACTTCGTCCCGGTCGTAATGCGCGCTTCGCGGGCGTTGGTCGACCAGCCCTCGTCTACGAGTAGCTTCGAGCCCTTCGCCTGTTTGAGCATATCGGTAGACGGTTTAATCGAGCCGTACCAATCCACGCAAACCCACGCGCCGAACTGGTCCCAGCGTTGCGGGTTGCGCCAGGCCTCGAGCATCCCGGGCGCTTTGATCTTTTGGAGAAGCGCCTCGCTAAGTAGCCAGTCGATATAAATAGGGGTACAAAACGTCTCCCCCCAGTCGGACCACACGCGGTTGAGATAGATTTTAAACTCGTTAATCGCGGCCTGGCTGGCGGAGTAGTTATTCGAGAACGCGAGCCGGAGGATTTCCGGCGGGACCTCGTTCGCCCAGGCGACGGCCTGAATAATAGCCTCTTCAAACGTACCGAAGTTTACGTCGGTGCCCTGGCTATGGAAGCCCTGGGGCTTCTCGCCGTGCTGTAGCTCTTCCATAACGACGCCGGGTATCTGGTTCGCTATGTTAAAGCTCCGTTTCTTCCCGTCCTGGTCGGAGACCGTGGCCTTATCGCGGCGTACCGCGCCCGCCTGTACGGGGAGCGTCCCGGGCTTGTCCTCGGTCTTCTCGATAAACATAGCCAGGATGGAATTAACCACGGCCTTACGCTGGGCGCTATCGCGGTACCGGTCGATTTCCTTAAGCGACTGCATAACGATAGCTAAGAGCGGCTGGCCTCGTACGTCGTCGAGGCGCCGGTCGGTACCGTAAACGAGCCACGAAATACGGCGGCCCGACTTCTCGCCGAACGCCGGTATACGCTTCGCGCTTCCGTCGTCCTGGCGGATCCAGTGGGCGGCTACCCGGCCCTGGGTATCGAACTCGACGCCGTGCCGGATAACGTGGCCCTGGCGTATGTTTACCTGGTCGCCGAGCGGGGTCTGTACCTTGCCGCCGCTAACGAGCTGAATCATGGGGAGGCGCGTACGCTGCGACTGTCGCATTACGACCAGGACGTCGCCCTCGACAAGCGCCTCGGTCCTAGCGATACGCTGGATAGCGCCGAAGGTCGACTTATGCTTCCAGTCGCATAGCTCCGGAGTCTTTCCCCATATCCCGAACCGGTTTTCAACGGTCTCCGACCAATCGTTTAACGAGTCCTCGTCGAGCCCGATAATTTCCTCGTCGGGCGCCGCCTCGGGCGTTAACCCGGTATTAATCTCGTTCGTTACGAGGCGCCGGATAAGGCCACGGGCGTAGAGGTTTTCGTTAAAGAGCTGGGCGGAGCGCTGGCGTAGCGTCCAATAGTCTACGTGCTGGATCTGGGTAGGGCCGAAACCGCCGGCGAACTTACCGCCGTCGAATATCGAAGACTGCCACGGAGAAAAGCCGGTCTGGCCTGCATAGGCGAACGGGTCCAGCTCGTCGACCGCGCGGATATTGTCGTCGGCCTGCGAACTGTGCGTTACGTTCCATACCGCGTTAACGGCGCGCTGTAGAATGCTCGGTTTTCCTACCATGCCGGCCCCACTATGACGGCGCCGCCGTTCTGGCGCGCCTGTAGAGTTACGAGTCGATTATATAGGCCGTCGAGCGCGTTGTTTAGCGTCGACAATTCCAGGCGCGTTACGGTCTGGCGGCTCTGCCCGGTATCGAGCGTATATGACTGGACGCCGCCGGAGGTAAGCGCCGTAATGGCGTCCTCGTACGCGATAATTTGCGCCTTCGTCGCGTCGATCCTGCCTTGTAAGAATTCCGCGTCCATAAAAAACCGGGCCTGGGCCTTGAGAAATTAGGATTTTAGTAGCTTACAGTATACCGCTCTACTCTTCGTAGTAAAGTTTTTCGCCCTCGATATAGTCCCAGAACGTCGGCCAGTCAATCGTATCTAGCTCGAAATACTGGATACAGATAGACCACGCCAGGATTTCTACCGCGGCATGGCCGTAGCCGAGTAGGTCCCATAACTCGTTAGCGGCGTTACCCGGGCGGTGCCAGTAGTACGTAACCTGGCCTTTCTCGTCCTGGCGCTCGCGCCGGCTCTCGACCGTTAGCTCTTTGAGCTGCTTATCTGAGATATCGACCGGGGCGTTAAAGTGGTAGGGCTTTTGTTCGCCCGCGTCCTCGGTCCATTCCCGGCGGAGTACGGGCGCGAGCCGGTCCTTATAGTGGTCTACCAGGATCCGGTAGCCGACCGTACCCGACTGGGTCTTAAACTCGGCGAACTCTTTAATACTCTGGTTCTTACCGGGGCGGTCGCGCCCCAGGATCGGGTAGACCCCGGTAGCGTAGTCGCTGCAGAAAGTCGATACCGTGTCGTTCGCGTACCCGGCGTCGATCAGCGTTAACGCGACCCGGTACCGCTTCCCGTCGTCCGCTGTATATACGGTTTCCTCGATAAGATCACGAAGCCGGCCCCAGACTGGCGAGCTTAACTCGCTGCAGTCGTCCGCCTCGAACCGCCAATAATCGACCAGGTAGCAACGGGCATCCCGCGCCCAGCCCATAACCGAAACCGCCAGGTTATTTTTATGTACGTCTACCTGGCAAGTTAAGAACAGGACCGGCGAGCCGGAGTTCTTCGCGGCGTACTCGTTCGGTATCTGCCCCAGGCGGTAGACCGCGCGCCGGTGCGCCGACACGCTCGTAAACCGTATTTTCGACCCGAGTATCTCGAACGGCTCGGCGAGAATATTGTTATAAAAAACCTGGTACCGGCCGAGGTCCCGGACCTTACGCTCGACCGGGTCGAAGCCCGCCATGTAGGCCGACACGCATTTGTACCAGGGTTGCATACCGATAGGCGAGTATAGCGCCGGGAGATGATAGGACCGGATACCGGGCTCTACGGGCCTGGCGGTCGGCTCCCAGTGCGCGCCGTGGTCCTCGGAGAACAGGCGCTCTTTATCGTGTTCGTAGTGCGGCTCGCCGCATTTTTGGCAACAATACCGGACCGACTCGAGTACCAGGACGCCGCCCTCCGTCTCCCACTGGAAGCCGCCGACGACGCCGGTTTCCTTGTCGATCGACTCCCAGCGTAACGACTGGGGGAAGCCACACGCTTTACACAAAACGCGGTAGACGCGCTGGTCGCCGCGCTCGTACTGGGCCTGTATTTTCGAGGACCCCTTGATTAGCGGAGTAGACCCGCGGAATATTTTACGGCGCTCCCAGTAGCCCGAGCATCGGTCGTCGCTTAACGAGTCGGGGTCGCCGTCCTTACCGACCCGGTCGGGCCATGCGTCGATTTCATCCTTAAGCATTACGGCGATAGAGTACGACCGCATTTTATCCGCGTTACGCGCGCCAAACGGTACCAGGTAGCCGCCGCCCTCAAACTGTAAATGGTTCGCCGTCTTGCCCGTCTTCCTCGAGTTCCCCTCGTCGCTGCTCCGGATGATATGGGCCATGCCGGAATGCTGCAGCATGGGTAGGAAATTGTTTTCGATACGGGCCGTAGCGAGTTCCTTGTCGGCCGTTAAATACATTATCGGGAGGGTCTTAACGTGGCCCATGAAGTAGAGCGCCCCCGACTCGAGAACGGTCGAATACGTAATCTGTACCCCTTTCTTAAGGTTCACTTCCCGGACCGGGCTATCGACGTCGAAGCAATCGACAATCTCGCGCATGAAGGGGTTAACGTCGTACCGGATAAAGCCGGGGATCGACGTAACCGACTCCGGTAGGTACCGGTTTTCTTCGTTATACGTCGACGGGCTTACGTGGTGGATCTCGTCGGTAAGGCCGTCGACTTCGGAGACTATCCAGTCGGCCCCGAGTAGGTCGAGACTAGGCATTTTTTACCCCTTGTGACTTGTCACGCATTCTTAAGCGCCCGGGCGACTTTCGCTTTAACGGGTCGTATAAAGCTCGAAATCTGGTCGGCGACGAACTTCTCGATTTCTTCCAGGTCGCGGCCGGCGTCGTGCATGGCGGTAGAGCGCCTGGCGATAGTCTTCGCGCCGTCGGTCAGTAGCTTGATATGGGCCGCGTCGAGCGGCTCGATAATACCGACCCGGACGAGCTGGCGGTTAACAAGCTCCCCGCGCGTCGTGGCGTTCTTAAGCCGCTTCTCGTTTATCGCCTCTATGGCCTGGGTCGCCTTAAGCCAGTCTACGAACCGGGTATCGGTCCCGAACTTCTCGATAAGCTCGCGGAGGGTCATATCGGCGAACGCCTGGATATCCTCCGGTACCTCGAGTAACTGGCTACTGTCGGCCGGCTCCGCCAGCTCTTCGGCCTGGGCGTAATGCTGCAGGATTTCGCCGCCGAACCCCTGCTTACGCTTTTGTTTCGCCGCCGCCGTTCCGCGTACGTGTGGCTTCGAGGCCACGGGTTTAGGGGGCGGTTCGTCGCCGCTCGGTACCAGGCCGGCGGCCGATAGCTGGGAGAATATCCGCCTACCCCGGGCCGAGCCGACCCGGAGCGCGCCGCTTAGGAAGTTCGCGGACCACTTACCCGCCTCCGTACATGCCGCGAGCGCGTCCTCGTATAGCGGATCGAGCCCGGGGGCGGCTGGCGGGGTCGTAGCGCGGTCGCGGTTTTCCAGGTATTCCACGGCGGCCGGGTGCGCGGCGTCGATACGCTTACCGTCCGTAGCCGGTAGTAGGCGCGCTTTACAGGCCTTCGTGATGGACGCGGGCGCTACCCCAGCCATACGGGCAAATTCTGTTCGGGAGACGAGTTTTTTAGCCATTCCAGGATTATAGCGGCTAGCCCCGCCGAAGGTAAGCCCCGGTTAAAACTCGCTGATTGTGCGAGGGCCGCGCGGTCGAATCAAAACA